GCAAACAATAATCATAAAAAATGACAGAACTTAAAATAAATAAAGGCATAGAGCTCATGCTTAGGAGGGCTAAACCGAAGGAAGAAGTCAAACCAAAAGGGTTTGAATTTAAAAAAACATTAAACCTCCTAAGAAGAAAAGTCTACTTCAACTTTGAAATTAGGTGGGAAAAAAACACTTAACATAGCACGGAGTTGACATGGATTCATCAATCTTGATTTATTTTTCAGCAGCAATATCATTAGTCTTCTTATTACTTGGGGGTTTAGTCGGTTGGATATGGAGTGATAAAACAAATCAGTTCTTATATGCAGCACAAGAAGAAGAGGTTGACTATATTCATCCAGAAATGTTAGATGATAATGGTCATTGGATCAATGAAGAACTCCTTACTGTCCGTTTCTTAAATGAAAATGTAGAAGAGGATGAGGAATAAATACTACTTACGGTACCACAATAGTTATGCAATTATTAATCAATGAAGTGTTGCAAAAAGTTAGCAACGCTAAAACAAAAGCACAAAAAATTAAACTTCTACAGGAATACAATACACCAGCACTCAGACAAATTTTGATTGCTAATTTTGATGAGAGTGTGATCTCTATGCTTCCTGAAGGAGAGGTTCCTTTCAAAGCTAACGAAGCACCAGAAGATACAGAGCATACAAAACTTGCTCATGAGTACCGCAAACTCTATCTATTCTTCAAGGGTGGGGCAAGTGTTTCTCAGACTCGTAGAGAAACTTTGTTCATTCAACTGCTAGAGGGTTTACATAAAGGCGAAGCTGATGTATTATGTCTTATGAAGGACAGAAAAATCGGCAAACGCTGGAAAATCACCAGACAGTGCGTTGAAGAAGCCTTCCCCCAAATCGAATGGGGAAACCGTAGCTAATTACTAATGAAAATACTTCATGAAAATTGTGATCCTAAATTAGCAGAAGATCCTAAGCTACCTTATACTGCATACCTTATACAGTATGCAGATAAAGAAGTAGTTAAATATGATCTTTCTATTGGGAATTCAAAGGTTGAATTGTTTGATCATTACTATGACAAATATAAAAATGTTATGAATATGATTCAATCTAATGGTAAAGTGAATCCTAAACTATGGAAACAACCAAAGCAATCTTTACAGAAACCTTCTCAACCTAAGCAACCTCCCCAATCTAAACAACCTCCTCAGAACCCCCAGAAAAAGAAATGAGTGCAACACAAACAGGAAACTGGGCAATCTTTTATTGCAGACTTGATGATCCAAGTGATTGGCATACAATGAAACTGTGGAGAAAGGATGGTGTCCTTGTATCTGCAAAGACATATGATGATGTCTTTAAGTTCAATCGTTTTAAGGAAGCATTTGATTTCGCAAAGAATTTAGTTACTGGTAATGGAACTGAACCTGTTTATAATGCTGAAGTTCGTCGGGTTTGTAAAGCTAGAGGAACATCTTTTTATCTTGCAGGTAATTAAAAAGTATCAAGAAATACAAAAAGCTTGACTAAATAATTATGTCATGCTATCATGACAATACGTTCATCTCACAAGAGACGCAAGTAAGCCGACACGGAACGGGTTCGTTCATCCCTTAGGGGACGCAAATGCCGACTGAAGGAACGGTCTAAACAACCTCATCCTACAGGAGAAAACCGATGGCACAAGTCACATACCGTGGAGTCAAGTACGACACCAACGACAGCAAGCAAGTAAAAACACAACAGGTTTCACTAACCTATCGTGGAGTTAAGTCTGAAAAGGAATTAGCTACTGCTTAGTCACTTACTTAAACCAAAAGCAGGGGGAACCCTGCTTTTTAATGGGTAGAAATACATAGGCAATAATATTCGTTTCAATATGTACATTCTAAGACATTCAGAAAATAAATAGTGGTAGAATTAAAGAGGTGTAAAATGAACCCTTCGCACTTTTGTTATGTGACTGATGTTAAGGAGGCAATCTATGCACAATGTTCTATCTCGCTCTCAGTTAGATGAGTGGCGGCACTTTGAAGATCCAATAGACTCATTTGGACAAGAAAACCAAAAGCTAAACGACTATTACGAATGTTTAATTGAGTCATCGTTACTGAATCAACACGAGGGTAAGAAAATATGCAAGCATATTCTTGCCTGATATCTGAGAGGGGTTGCAACCCCTCTTTTTTTATGCTATACTGTTAGCATCTGTAACATAAATATGGATAGAGACAAACAAAGATGGACACTCAGACTGATTCAAAATATTCTGATGAACAACTTAAGTTGAGGGAGGAATGTCTAAAAATTCTTCTTAATAAATTTGGTGGTAGTTGTGATAGTCAGTCAAAAATATATAACTGTGCCGAAGAGTGGTTATCTAAAGGGCACAAGATATCTAATGGCTTAGTTGCCTATTATAAAACCTACTATGAGACTAAAAGACCAAATCAAATTAATCAAATCAGCACTTAAAAAAGATCAATTGTATTCTGATGTAGAGCTATACTATATGAAGAAACAATTATACGAATCAAAAGAACTACTTAAACAAAAAAAACTAAGGAGGAAAAAAGGATTTAATAATGAACTCAGTGAAACTAGTAACAGTAACTCCAGAAGCGGAGAAGACAATGGGTTACGTGGCGAGAGTCAGCAACCCAAACAATCAGGACAATCCTAAGGTTGCAGGTCTTCTAAAGTATTGCATCAAACATAATCACTGGTCTGTATTTGAGCAAGCACACATGACTGTAGAGATTGAAACTACACGTGGACTTGCTGCACAGATACTAAGACACAGATCATTTACATACCAAGAGTTTTCTCAGAGGTATGCTGATAGTAGTATGTTAGCAAAGGAGATTCCTTTACCAGCATTACGTCGTCAGGATACAAAGAACAGACAGAATAGTATTGATGATATAGATCCATTAATGCAACAAGACTTTGAGATTAAAATGCAAAGACACTTCGTTAATGGAATGAAATTATATAAAGAGATGCTTGATGCTGGTATCGCAAAGGAGTGTGCAAGATTTGTACTCCCTCTTGCTACACCAACTAAATTGTATATGACTGGAAGTATACGTTCATGGATTCACTACATAGATTTACGTTCTGCACATGGAACCCAAAAGGAACACATGGATATTGCAGAAGCAGTAAGAGAAATATTCATAGAACAATTTCCTATTATTGCTGAAGCATTAGAATATGTTCACACCAAATAACACATACCAGAGATGCCTACTTACGATTTTATTAATACGGAAACAGGTGAGATTACTGAACACCGTATGTCAATGACTAAACTTGATGAGTTCAAAGAAGAACATCCAGAGCTAGAAAGATACTTTGGAAACCAAGCAACCTCTGCTACCTATGGCAAACCTAAATCATCTGATGGGTTTAAGGAAGTTATGTCTAAAGTACAGGAAGCACATCCACTTGCAAACTTGAGTCGCTTTACATAATGCCAAGAGCTAGAAAGAAACCCAACGGTAACGGACATTCCAACGGAATGACTGCCAAGCAAATGAAAAGAAGAAAGCCTATCGACAAGTCATACATGACTGAGATTAAGCCTCTTACTGACAATCAAAAGACTGCTTTTGATGAGTATAAGGCGGGTAAGAATCTCTTATTGCATGGTGCTGCTGGTACTGGTAAGACTTTTATCATGCTTTACTTGGCACTACAACAAGTATTGGATGATGATTCTCCTTACGAGAAGATCTATATCGTTAGGAGTCTTGTTCCTACTAGAGAGATTGGTTTCTTACCAGGAGATCACGAAGACAAGTCAACACTTTATCAGATACCTTATAAGAATATGGTAAGGTATATGTTTAAGATGCCTGATGATAATTCATTTGAGATGTTATATGATAACTTACGAGCACAAGAAACAATTGACTTCTGGTCTACATCTTTTATCAGAGGTGTTACTCTTGATAATGCTATTGTTATTGTAGATGAGTTTAGTAATTTAAATTTTCATGAGTTAGACTCTATGATCACTCGTATAGGTGAGGACTCTAAACTTATGTTGTGTGGTGACATTACACAGACTGATCTTACTCGTGAGAAGGAGACATCAGGTATCTCAGACTTCATTAATATTGTACAGAACATGAAACAGTTTGCTTGTATAGAATTTGGTCTTGATGATATTGTTAGGTCTGGTTTGGTTAAAGATTATTTGATTGCAAAGTATACACATTTCGGTACAACTCCTGCAGGTATGTCTTGACATATATGAAAGAGTTTGTTATGATAAATGGAAAGATAATTCCTAATGTTTGATTTTGTTAAGGTTAATATTGATAGTCCAGAAGTAGATCCTATAAACAAGGATGGTGTACGGTATTACCCTATACCTGGTGCTGATAAATACTATCCGAGTGTTACCTCAATCACATCGTTTAAGAACGCTGCTTTCTTCGCTGGTTGGAGAAAGAAAATTGGTGAAGACGAGGCTAATCGAATCACTGCTAGAGCTACACAAAGAGGTACTACATTTCATAGTATCACTGAAGACTATTTTAAAGGTGAGTTAAATCTTAACAGTTACTTGGAAAATAATCCATTACCTGTTAGAATGTTTCAATCAGCGAAGGATACACTCAATCGTATCAATAAAATAAACTGCTTGGAAACTTTTCTATACTCACATTATCTTGGTCTTGCTGGTCGTGTAGACTGCATCGCAGAATTTGATGGTGAGTTAGCAGTTATCGATTTTAAAACCTCTACTAAAGAAAAGAAAGAGGACTGGGTTGAACATTATTTTGTTCAGGAAACTGCATACGCAGCCATGTTCTTAGAACGTACTGGTATTGAGGTAAAGAAAATTGTCACACTCATTGCGGTTGAAGACGGGTCTGTACAAGTGTTTGAGAAGTACAATCTTGATGACTATTTACAATTACTTAAATCTTACATCGAGGAATTTGTTAGGAGTAAGAATGCCTAAAGAACAATTAGATGATAAATTTTTAACTCCTACCAAGTTCTCGGCAGAGATAGAACGACTAGTTCACACCAGTGAGGGATTGATCTCTTACATAGAGGCAGTAGTAACTTACTGTCAAGAAAATGAAATCGAATTGGAGACAGTACCTAAACTGGTATCTAAACCATTGAAAGAACGATTGAAACATGAAGCACAGCGACTTAATTATATGAAAGCATCTTCTAAAGGGGTATTACCTTTATGACACAAGGAACATTTTTTAAGTCAGAACAAGTACAGCAGAATCTCCATGATATTTTCAATACATATCAGGAGATTGCTGCTGTGACTGCTGCTCTTCCTAAGATGAATAAGGAAGAGAAGTTAGCACACATTAATAAGTGTAAGGGTCTCATCGATAAACAGAAGACCTTTTATACTAGACTATCTCTGTCTACTACATCAGGTGATGCAGAAGCAGCAGATATGAAGATGAGAATTGATGCATTGTCCCAAGCGTTTGGATACCAGACCTTACTGGACTGCATGGATGCTATGATTGTAACCCTTGACAAGGCTTGGAAACAAGAACAATCACGTTGACATCTTATAAATAGTATGCTACGATCACACAGTAGCAATAATACACACAATACGGAGAATACAATTATGTCTTTTGCCTCACTTAAGAAGGCTTCCTCTGCAGGAAATACCTTCGCCAAGTTAACACAAGAGATTGAAAAGTTAAACCAACCTCAGACCACAGGTGCTGATGAGCGTCTATGGAAACCTGAGTTAGATAAATCAGGTAACGGTTACGCAGTAATTCGTTTCCTTCCTGCTCCAGACGGAGAGGACATGCCTTGGGCAAAGATCTGGTCGCACTCATTTAAGGGGCCAGGAGGTCAGTGGTACATCGAGAACTCACTTACTACAGTTGGTAAGGATGATCCCGTTGGAGAACTGAACAGAGAATTATGGAATAGTGGACGTGAGTCTGATAAGGCAACTGCCAGAGCACAGAAGAGAAAACTCTCTTACTACTCTAACATCTATGTTGTTTCAGATCCTGCTCATCCAGAAAATGAAGGAAGAGTATTCCTTTACAAGTATGGTAAGAAGATCTTTGATAAGATAGTTGAAGCAATGCAACCTGCTTTTGCAGACGAGTCTCCATTAGATCCTTTCAATCTATGGAAGGGTGGAAACTTTAAGGTTAAGATACGTAAAGTTGATGGATATTGGAACTATGATAAGTCAGAGTTCGCTACACCTGAAACCTTAGGTGGTTTTGATGATGATCAGTTGGAAGAGATTTGGAAGAAAGCATACTCACTTGCTGAGTTTGAAGCACCAAAGAACTTTAAGTCCTATGAGGATCTTAAGAAGCGTTTAAGTACTGTACTTGGTGGTGCTCCCACTCGTACAGCACCTGTTGTTGATGAGAGTCAAGAAGAGGTTAGACCTGCCAACTGGGGTAAAGAAGTCAGTGACTTTAGGGAGAAAGCAGTTGCTTCCTCACCAGTGAATGCTGAAGAAGACACTCTATCATATTTTGCTTCGTTAGCAGAAGAAGACTGATAGGAAACTGTCACATAAGGGGGTTACACACCCCCTTTTTCATGCTATAATTACTACATAATAAAAAGAACTGCAATGAAAGTATTACTTGCGACTGCTCTTGCTGTTGGTACAGTTAGTCCAGCATTAGCAGATCACTATCAACCAGGTTATTCCTACAACAGAACATGTACTCGTACAGAGTATAGAGAGGAGTATGTTCCTGGCACAAGAAATAGTCCAGGTTACGTTAGAAACTGGGAAGAAACTATTGATGTACCATGTCGTTCAAATCAATGGCATCCAAGACCATCAAGACCTCCTTACAGAGAACCTGTAATAAGACGTGAACATGTACCATCACCTGATGGTAACGAGTGTCAAGAAGGAGCAATCCTTGGTGGTATATTAGGAGGAGGTGCTGGTGCAGCACTATCTCAAGGTGATGGACGTTGGTGGGCAATACCTTTAGGTATCGTTGGAGGTTCAATCATCGGTTGTGATATTGATGGGGGGTGATCATGGATAAACATGACATTCCTTTTATAGGAGATTTTTATACTAAGGGTGAAGTAGATAAGATGATTGCTGATGCTTTAGATGAAGCACGTGCAATAGATGAAGAGTCTATGAGAAAACACAATCGTACTGCTACAATTATCAGTATGATACTTGGGTTTACTTGTCTCGCATTATTTTTAGATGGTACATTAAGATTACTTGGTATCATTCCACCCTTTATGGATATAGATATAAGTATCGTAGATAAAATTGCTGAGAAGGTAGAGACAGAAGTCATACCTTTAGTTCAACAAGCAAAAGGATATATACCAAGAATATGAACCCCCTTACGGATATGTTGTTTACAATTATTTGGTTTGGTTTATTAGTGTGGGCTATTAGATCGATGGCAAGGGGGTGGAATATGATATTACAACCAAGAAGTAATGATTTGAGGATGGATGTAAAGACAAGGCAGGTAACGAAAGTACCTCATCCAGAGATGGTAGATGTTGAACAAGGTGATGAACTTTTAGTTGTAAACTTCACACCTGATGATGAGTTTAATAGAAAGGTAAGTGATGGTATATTATCTAAGTCATTAAAGGATAGGATTGATGAATTAGATGATCCTTGGGATGATGATGACGATGGTGATGTACCTGCTGTAGTGAGACGATAGTTTAAGTAAACCGAAAGATTTCCTAAAGAAAACCCCCTTTTATGGGGGTTTCGTTATAAAATACTGTGTAGAATTCAACACAATACATGTCAGGAGACAATTTTCATGGGGATCAACCCCCTATTTTTTATTCAAAAGCAGGTAAACGTACACTACAGACTAGAATGTGCGAAGCATCGGTTGCAATGGATGAAATTAAGGAGTCGAGATGGCAGAATACTAATTACATCCTAGAGATAGAAAGTTTATTTGTTAACTCAAGGTACAGAACAGGCAGCCCCATGCAAGAGTAAGAGGGGGGGTCATATATTATTCGACTTTTGATTCCCAGGAAACGGCAAAAAAAACTCGGCATATTTTTTGGTCTGTAGGGTTTTTTAATAAATTGTAGTTGTAGTAGAACTTGGTCCGTTATCGTATGACTTTATTGTACCTGTAACGTCTGTAACACTAACACTACCAGCAACATATCCAGTAATATCTAAGAACCTCGCTGCTACGCTCATCGGGGTTTTTTTATTGTTAAATTCGTCTAATTCTTGATGAGGTTCATATGCTACTAAATCTTCAAATTCGTTTAGTATAAGATCAACCATAGTAGGTCCAGGTATTCTTATCATTCGTTTTATCTCATTTAAGTTATATTCATATT